AGGATTTGACGCACAGTCAGATGAGTACTATAATGAAATCAATTCTCGCATGAGAAAAGAGTTTCCTCACAAATTTTCCGGTGAGGCAAATGTCGGAAAGCAATCGAAACCCGTCCAGACGGTTGCTTCTGCTAAGCGCGTAAACAAAGATGGACGCAGGTCTGTAAGGCTCACACCCTCACAGGTAGCAATAGCCAAAAGGCTAGGTGTGCCGTTAGAAGAATACGCTAGATACGTGAAGGAGGCGTAACAATATGGAAAATGAAACTAAACTTAATAAAACTTCACGCAAGTTGGAAACCCGTGAAACGGAAGCTCGACCAAAAGCATGGGTACCACCTTCATCACTCGAAGCGCCACAACCTGACGAAGGCTGGCATCATCGATGGGTAAGATACGAATATCGTGGAATACCTGACGATAAAAATGTCAACGGTAGGTTAAGACAAGGGTATGAATTTGTAAATGCAGATACATACGGCGATCGTCTTGATATACCGGCAATAGCCGACGGAAAGTTCAAAGGCGTCATAGGAATAGGGGGACTTGTTCTTATGCGATGTCCGATTGAGATCAAAGAGCAACGTGATCGTTACTTTAAATCTCAGACGGAGGGTCAAATGCAGAGTGTTGATAACGACTTAATGAAAGACGAGCACCCTAACATGCCAATCCATAGGGAAAGGCAAAGTAGAGTAAGCTTCGGAGGCCCAAAGCCAACCGAAGATTAATTAACTAAAATATACTTAGGAGGTATATACTATGGCAAATAAAGACGCAGCCTTTGGTTTACGCCCACTTGCAAAATTAGGCGGAAACTATAACTCATGTGGTTTTACCACATACGCTGTGAAGTCAGGTAATAACTCAGGGAATATTTTTGAGGGTGCAGTTGTAAAACTAGGATCTGACGGATATGTCGTCGTGGCTGGCGATAGTGACACACAAATTTTGGGTGTTGCTGGCGGTATTGAATATACTGCAGCAGATGGCAAACCGACATTTTCTAATTACTTTCCAGATACAACCACAACTCAAGCTTCCACTGATATTAAAATCAGAGTGTACGATGACCCTAATCAATTATTTTTGATTCAGGCTGATGGTACTTCTGCTCAGACTTCAATCGGAATGAATGCAGACGTTGCAGGAAATGCAAACGGAAGCACTACTAACGGTATATCAAGTGGTGAATTAGACTCATCAACTCTCGCTACAGCAGACTTAATGTTAAGAGTAGTTGGTGTGACAGCAGATCCAGATAATAGCGATTTAGGTAGCGACAACGCTAACTTAATCGTCAAGATCAACGATCATTTCTACGCACCAAACACAGCAGGCGTATAGGAGGTTAATCTATGGCTATATCTAGAAGTCAACTCGTTAAAGAGTTGGAGCCGGGTCTAAACGCACTGTTTGGCTTGGAGTACGCGAAGTACGAAAATGAACACGCTGAAATCTTCAATCAAGAATCATCTGATAGAGCTTTTGAAGAAGAGGTAATGTTAACAGGTTTCGGTAACGCACCTGTGAAGCAAGAGGGCGCAGCAGTAACTTTTGACTCTGCAAACGAAGCATACACAGCACGTTATTCACATGAAACCGTAGCTTTAGCATTCTCAATCACTGAAGAAGCTGTAGAAGATAATCTTTATGACAGATTATCAGCTCGTTACACAAAAGCATTGGCAAGATCAATGGCACACACAAAGCAGATCAAAGCAGCAAACGTATTAAATAATGCGTTTACAGGCGGTGCTTCTGCTGGTGGTGACGGCGTTTCTCTTGTGAATACTGCACACCCAACAACAGGTGGCGGTAACTTCTCAAACAGAAACTCAACCGATGCAGACTTAAACGAAACATCACTCGAGCAAGCGATGATTGATATTTCTCAATTCATCGACGAGAGAGGACTAAAGATTGCTGTACAAGCAAGAAAAATGATTGTCCCACCTCAATTAATGTTCGTAGCGGATAGAATCCTAAACTCAACATTGAGAACAGGTACATCAGACAACGACATCAACGCATTAGTGAACATGTCAATGTTGCCTGAAGGTTATAGAGTAAATCACTATCTAACAGATACTGATGCATACTTCATCATGACCGACGCACCTAACGGATTCAAACATTTCGTAAGAACTCCATTAGCAACAGCTATGGAAGGTGATTTCGACACAGGTAACGTGAGATACAAAGCTAGAGAGAGATATTCTTTCGGTTTCTCAGATCCACGTTGTGTATACGGTTCACAAGGTTCGTAAGAACTCATAACTAAATCCTTTCGTAGAGGGGCGGTTGTCTTTGACTCCGCCCTTTTTTTATGTCATACTTAAACTTCTAGCGTAACAAACGAGTTATACAGACAGAGCTAGACTGACGGTATAGAGACTGTATGACGAGGTCTATACAACCAAGGAGGTTTAAATATGGGCAATTCAACATGGTCAGGTCCGGTAAGATCCGAAAACGGATTTGATTCTATTACAAAAAACGCAACCACTGGAGTAGTGACTACAAACGCTTCTTATGGCAAAGGCGTTACTGGTGGTGTTCAATCTTTATCAGGTGCTGGTGCAGTTGATACTACAAACTTAGTAACTGAATTAACTACTACAGGTGCTGACGCATTAACACTTGCTAATGGTTCTGTTGGTCAAATTAAAATCATTACCATGATTGTTGATGGTGGGGATGGAACATTGACACCAACTACATTTGCAAACGGTACAACTATTACATTTAATGATGCAAATGACACAGTGATGTTACTTTACGCTAACACAATTGGTTGGGTTATTATTGCTAATAGTGGCGCAACAGTAGCGTAAGGAGGTAAAAAATGGCCTTCGATAGTGATGTTCTTGTTAAAGGTGCCGCAGCCAATGCCACCACTACAATAAACGCTCAACGTTCTCGTTTAAAAGGATTTATTATAGGTCCGGGCGCAAGTAATGGCACTGTAACCTTTAATAACGGCGGATCTGCCGTTTTCAACGTAGCTGTAACAGGAGGCACATCAGATGTCGCGATGAACATTCCTGAACAAGGAGTTGTCTTTTCGTCAAATCTGAACGTAACTACAGTTAACTGTACGGTGAATGTATTCTACACAGGATAATGGCAGATAAACAACCACCAAAGACAAAAAAATATTTCCGCTCCACAAAAAGTGGGGCGGGAATGACCAAGGCGGGAGTTGCTCGTTATAGACGCGAGAACCCCGGTTCTAAATTAAAAACAGCCGTTACTGGCAAAGTCAAAAAAGGGAGTAAAGCTGCAAAAAGAAGAAAATCATATTGTGCTCGATCAGCAGGACAAATGAAACAGTTCCCGAAAGCAGCAAAAGATCCTAATTCAAGATTGAGACAGGCGAGGAAAAGATGGAAATGTTAGAAAACTGCATTGCATGTGGATGTGATCCATGTATCTGCGATGACAATTGCGATAGTTGTGGAGCATGATGAAACAAGATTGGCTAATATGGATAGCTGCAATAGCAATGATAATCCTTACTACCGGTTTAGCTTTTTCAAATACTACAAATACTGTGTCGTCAACAGTGACTGGAACGACAACGGTCGATAAATCACCAAGCACGGCATCGGCTCCAACCATAATCAATAACAACAATGATATTTGTAAAATCGGAATTGGTGCTAGTGTGCAAAATAATGTTTTAGGACTGGCTTCAGGTTACGTCGTTACAGACGAATTTTGTGAAACTTTACGTGCCAGTAGAGCCATGTATCAATATGGTATGAAAGTTGCCGCGGTGGCATTATTGTGTCAAGACGCTAGAGTCTGGGACAGCATGCTCGATGCCGGGACTCCGTGCCCCGCCGAGGGTTCCATAGGCGCAGAAGCAGCCACTTATTGGAAAAATAACCCTGATAAGATACCTGTTGGATCTAAGTTTAGAGATAATTACATAGCACAAACAAAACCTCAAACACAGGAGTTTAGTGATGCGGACAGTGCTCTTTTCTTTAAAACCTTGTTTATTCTCACCACTGGCTTACTTGTATTTTAATGTATGAAAAAAGAAGATATATTAATTTGGATTTTATTAATCGGTATATTAATAATTCCATTTTCTTTTAAAGCACAAGCATACGAGCAACAATATAATGTCGGAGATACTGGTCCTAATGGAGGCGTGGTTACAAGTGTTACCGTTCAATCTGTCTTATCAGATAGTTATACTGAGCTGGTAGGTGATTTTTTAGAAACCACTGATACCTACACTTACACTGAAACAATCTTAGAAAATGTAGAAAATGTCAGTTATCAAACTGTCGAGGTAACAGAAGAAGTCACGACATCAAATCTAGTAGATTCCTATACTGACACAAATATTAATATTGTTGGTAATGATTATGGAATGACAGGTGCTGAATTTACTACTGGCAATCAATCTCAAGGTGGCGGTTCAAGAGTCTATGATATTGATTTATCTAGTTATGATGATATTCAAGAAATAGATTATGGATCTACTGTTTACTCGCATAGTTCCAATAGCACTGTGCCTGATTGTGCAAATACCACAGGAGATTGTAAAGATGAGTTTAAGATAACAGTCAATCTTTATTCTAGTGGAACTTTAGTAAAAAACTACACACACAATTACACCAGTATGAATTGGACAGGTTCTCAAGATTATTCCTACAATCAAGATGTGTCCGCTATTACTTTTGACTCAGCAGATTTTGAACTTTACGGAATCGACAGGGGTTTTACTTCAGGATATTACGGGCCAGGTTTTAGCGATATCTTTTTTAATATTACCTACAATCAAATAACTGAAATAATTAATACAATTACAGCGCTTGTTGAATATGAAACCATTAAAACTACTGATGAGTATGTTTATAGTTCTGAATATGTACCGCCTCCACCAGAAATAATTTATGATGATGTTGTGGTTGATTTAGATACAAGCTTTGAAATGGAATTTGAAAACTTTGAAGGAGATATGGTTTCTTTTGAAATTGAAATAGTAGAAGCTGACACAGGAGATTTTGAAATTGAAATGACAACTTTTGAAGATGATTTAGAAGTCGAGGTAGAAACTATTGAAATAGATATGGAAGAAATGGTAGAAGAGTTAGATGTTGAAGTTGAAACTACAGAAGTCGAACCCGATAGCGAGCCTGCTGAAGAGCCCACTGTGGAGGCAGAGGAAGAAACAAAGCAAGAAGATTCCAAGCCGACAGAAACTAAAGAACGAGTTGCTCAAAAAATTATGGCAAAGGTAGCTGAGATGGGTGATCAGATTGCTCTTAATAATATTAAATTAGCAGTCATGACTCAGTTAGCAGATACACAACAGTTTAATAACTATGCACTAAAAACATTGACCGATACAAATATTAACGACTATTTATCCGTTACAATAGAAGACCAGTATGGTATGTTGTTTGACATGGCACAGGAAAATACTATTCAGGAGATGATCAATGGCCAGTATTGAGTATCAAGGACTTAAGTTTTCAGGAGGAAAATTCTTTATTATCCTATCTTTGATAGGTGCTA